CGTAAGCAAGAACAGGCCCATCAGGCTGCTACAGACGAAATAAGGAAAAACAAAGATGAACAGATCGCTGCTATTAATTCTAAGTTGTTTGACGCTGTTAGTGAGTTGCGTAAACGCCCCAGCCGGCCCGCAACGATTACCAGCAATGGACAAAGTTGCACTGGGGCAACCCTTTACGCCGATGATGCAATCTTTCTTACAAGGGAAGCTGCCAGAGCCGACATCATCCGCACAGCCCTCGAAGCCTGCTACAACCAATACGACCAAGTAGCTAAATAATCCCTAATTTGCGTATTAGTAGTCTGACGCAAAATAAGGAGTATTTATGAACAGATCAATTATTGCGGTACTGTGGGCCATAGGTATATTTGCGGCTATCCACCTAACCGAGCGTTACACGCACATAGAAGAGAACATCATGGCAATAGCCAAATCAACGCTATCCTTTATAACCAAGGAAGAGGGCGTCAGATACAGGGCGTACCAAGACAGCAAGGGGCTATGGACAATTGGCGTAGGCCACCTCATCAAATCCAACGAGCCACACCTAATGAACGCCACGCTGACTCAGGAAGATGTAGAAAAGCTCTTACAAAGCGATTTAAGGTGGTGTGACGACGCCGTAGCGAGTGCGGTGAGGGTACCCCTTACACAACCTCAATACGACGCCCTATACAGCCTTTGCTTCAACATAGGAGAGGTTCCTTTTAAGAACTCTACCGTAGTAAAGCGGCTCAATGCAAATGACTATGTTGGGGCCGCCGATGCAATACTGTTGTGGAACAAACCAGCTGTTTTGGAAAAGCGCCGCAAGCGTGAAAGAGCACTATTTTTAGGGGCGATTTAGCCCGTTTTAGCGTATTAGTAGATATAAGGGATTGATCACCCTATTAACAATTTAACCTCGAGGAATTACCATGGAAGGCTTTACAAAATTACCTAAGATGCAGCACTTCAAAGAAGGCGGCACTGTTAAGACCAAGAATATGTGCTACGGCGGCAAAATGAAAAAAGGTGGTGAAGTAGAGTCCGCTGATATTGCCGAAGACAAAAAGCTCATCAAAAAAGCATTTAAACAACATGACAAAGCTGAGCATGATAAAGAGCCAACCGAGATCAAATTACGTAAAGGTGGCCGGTCAAAGAAAACCGTTGGTACGGTAAACAAATACAAAGCTGGCGGTACAGTCAATAACGTATACGAAGCCAAAAAATCTTCTGGTGATTTAGATAACATTCAAAAAACTAAAGACATCAAACCAGGTAAAGCAGCTGCCCCATCTAAGGCGGCAACTAAGCCAAACTTTAAAGGCTCTGACGTAGCTAAAGAAAAAAGCAAACTATCTGGCCACGAAGACCCATATATTAAGAGCAAGCAATCTGGTAAAAAAGCAGCTGCCCCATCTGGCGCTAAAGGACCAGACGCTTACAAAAAAGGTGGCAAGATTAAGAAAATGGCCGACGGCGGCATTATGGACGCCATTAGCAACGCCGGCACATCATTGAAAAACAACGTAATGGGCACACCGGAGCAGAACCGTATTGCACAGGCCCGCATGGACATGATCGCAAAGAAAAAAGCCGCCGAACAAGCAGCTCTCTTAGGTGGCTTAGGCGGTAACACTGCATTAACTCAAGGCGCAATGGCCGAAGCACAAAACCAAGCACCAATGCCAGCTCCAACGCCTGCACCAACTGCACCAGCTCCCGCACCAGGATTGTCACCAATGAAACGCGGCGGCAAAGCTAAAAAAAGCTGTTAATCATGCTATCAAAAAGTTCTGCATTTAGATATGTAATTAAACATTGCAAAGAATGCGGGATTAAACTGCAGCTTAACAACACACGCGATATTGAAAGAAAAAATTATTGCAGCCACAGTTGTAAAGGTATAAAAACCGGAAAATTGCGCGATATGTCTTTACTTTGGGATAAAAATAACACACCGGAAGTAAATGCTAAAAAAGCGCATAAGGGCAAATCTCATCCTAAATGGATAAAAGATCGAACACAATTAAAAAGTCGAGCTCGTCCGGAAATGACTACTTGGAGAAATTTTGTTTTTAGCCGAGACAAATTCACTTGTAAAAACTGTCAAAAAATAGGCGGAAAATTGCATGCACACCATAAAGCCCCGTATAGTTTGTTTCCAAAACTGCAATGGGAACTAAGCAACGGTGTTACTTTGTGTGAAGATTGTCACAAAAAATTACATGTTGCAGCTGTTCAGTTTTTTGGCGGTCTAACAAGTAAAAAATATCAAGGAGAACGATTTGCCAATAGTTAGCAAACAACAACAAGGTGCAATGTACGCCGCGGCGGCTGGCAAAAGCACTCTTGGCATCCCTAAAAAAGTTGCTAAAGAGTTTATTAAAGCTGGCCCCGCGTCCAACAAATTGCCCAATAAAGTAAACAAGCGGTCAGCCGGTCGAGGGCGTTAATCCATGGCATACAGTAATACGTATAACCAAACAAAGATTAACGTAGACCAGCTGATCTCGTACGCCTACCGCGACGCGGGTAAGACGGCAGAAGAGATTACGCCTGAGTACATTAACGCTGGCAAACAAGCGCTTTTCTATATACTACAAAACTCCGCTAACCGCGGTATCAATATCTGGCTCCAAAAAATTGTTATTTTAGGCGCCCAGACAAACCAGCAAGTTCTAACTATGCCAACCAACACGGTTGATGTACTAGAAGCTAACTGGGTTTATATTGTAAACCCAACCATCACAGCGGCACTCCCCACTGACAACACTAGCTCACCAGTATTATTTGACCAGACAGCAAACGCCGACCTGAGCTTGCATGCTACATCTACATTATCTAAAAACTATTTTGGCGCATCTTATAGCCAAGGAACAAGGATATTTTATGTTGGTTTTAACGCTTATGCTCCTGGCGGGAGTGTTACTTATAATCTGGATCTACAAGTAAGCAACGACGGTATTACGTGGACTACTTGGGAATCGTTACCAGCAACTACACTAGCAGACCGTGCATGGGCGTATTTTGCTGTTGACCCAACACAAAACTTTTATTATTACCGGTTAAACAACCGCACCACTGGTTCAACATTTTCATTGCGTTCTATTCAGTTTGCCCAGTCACAGCAAGTTATCCCAATGGCACGGCTAAACCGCACTGATTATTTTTCGTTACCAAACAAACAATTCCCGAGCCAACGCTCGTTACAATACTGGTTTAACCGCCAGATTGACCCTGAGATGTATTTGTGGCCTGTACCTAATAACAACTTCCAAGTATTCTCAACAATACTAGAGCTACAACCACAGGATGTTGGATCATTGACAAACGAACTTTACATGCCTGACCGCGTACTTCCTTATTTCCAGGCAGCTTTGTCACACAAGCTGGCAATGCAATTACCTGGCATTGATATGGCACGAGTTGCTTATTTAGAAAAATTAGCGTTAGAAGCCAGAACCCAATTTGAAGATGAAGATCGTGATAAGTCACCAATTTACCTAACTCCAAACGTGAGTTATTATACGAGATGAGAACTTCTTTATACTGGATTCGTCATAAAGATCATACTGACATGTTTAGTCAAGGCTATGTTGGTATTTCAAATAATATTAACAGAAGATGGTCAGACCATTCAAAAGGTATCACAAATAGCACTCATTTAAAAAACGCAATTAAAAAATATGGTTGGAAAAATTTGGTTAAAGAAATCGTGTTGATTGCGGATGAAAAATATTGTCTTGACATTGAAAACAAACTACGAAATATAGCCGGATTGGGATGGAATATTGTTCCAGGTGGGGGAATGCCCCCAAGTCAAAAAAATAAAAAACGCAGTGATAAAACAAAAGCTAAAAAAAGCGGAATAAATAATTATTACTTTCAAAAAGGCGAACTGTTACAAGGCAAATTTAATCCAAATTTTAAAGGTTCAATTATTGCAACAAATTGTAAAACCGGCAAACAGCAAAGATTAAACGGTGCCAAAGAAATTATTTTAGCTGGGTTTACTACATCAAATGTATACTCTTGCGTAAATGGAAAAAGTAAAATGCACAAAAATAACATATTTACAAGGGAATTAAAATGTCAGTAATTATGACATACAGCTCGCTTGTAAAAAATATACAAGAATATATGGAAAGGAACGACGCCGATTTCGTGGCGCAGATCCCTAACTTAATTGCGTTGGCTGAGTCGTCGATTGCCGCAGAATTAAAAACTTTTTTACAACTGATTGTTGTGGAAACAAGTTTAGCGACAAACCAATCTACGTTAAATAAACCAGTTCGTTGGCGTAAGACTGTTAGCATGAAAGTTAACGGACAGCCAATACTAATCCGTAGCCAAGACTATGTGGCCCAGTATTTAGCTGAGTCTAGTGGCGGAAAACCTTTGTACTACGCAGATTATGATTATAGCAACTGGAACTTTGCTCCGTTGCCAGACCAAACATACCCAGTAGAAATTATTTATTATGCTGAGATTCAACCATTAGATGCACAAAACCAACAAAATTTGTGGACATCTATAGCGCCACAGGCAATGCTATATGGCGCATTACTACAAGCACAGGGGTACTTAAAGGCTTTAGATAAACTACCTGTGTGGAAACAATACTATACCGACGCCGTTGCAGCGATCAAAAAAGAAGATAATTCTCGCCGCATTGACCGAAATGTAACAATCCAGGAACCTTAAGATATGACTACACCAGTCTACACATCGCCATTTACCGGTACAGTTGTTACCCCAACAGACGTATCTTATTTAGCGCTGCCGTTTAGCTCAAACCAAACACTGTATTGGCCACAAACAGTAAGCGGTACAGCGCCGGTTGCTGCTCGTATTATTGATTGCGTTGCGTCAACTACTGGCTTAACTATTGCGTTACCTGCCGCAAACCAGGGCACCCTTGGGTCTGATATACTGTTCCGTAACTTAGGCGCAAACGCGTTTGTAATTACTGACAATACCGGCGCAAATTCAGTTAGCGTACCCGTTGGCATATCTAAATATTTTTACCTTACTGATAACACTACCGCAGCTGGTGTTTGGAATAACGTTCAGTTTGCTGCTGGCACATCATACGCCGACGCGGCCACACTGGCCGGTGCTGGTTTAACGACTGTAAGTGGTCAACTAGCTACAACACAAAACATTGCCAACGTAACATCGTCCCCAACGATAAACGACGCCAGCCGAGCCACTACGTTTGTGTGGAACGCTGGTGCGGGTACATTTACATTACCAGTAGCATCATCGTTAAGTACTGGTTGGTTTATTGCGTTTCGCAATAACGGAACTGGCGCATTAACAATTAACCCAAATACACCATCATTACTTAATGGTTTAACATCTGTAGTGACAAATCCAGGTGATTCTGGGTACATTATGTATGATTCATCTACAAGTAATTTTTACACTGTTGGTCTAACCGCCCCATCAAACGTAACCTTTACCGCGGCGACGTACGACGTAGATGCAATTGCTGGATCAACGTTTAGCTTAGTATCTTTTGCGCCAATTATCCAAACATATATTGCACAATCTAATACCCGTACAACCACACTGGCAGTAACGTTACCAGCTATAACACAGTTGTATATTTTGTCCAATAGTACTGGGCATACAAATTACAACATTACATTCCAAAACCAAGGCAGTAGTCAGCCACCTTTAGTATTGCCCGCTGGTAATATTATTACTGTATTAAGCGACGGTACAAACTTGTACTCATTGACAACAGCGTCAACAGGACTATATTACGCTGCCAATGGGTCACAAGCGTTGCCGTCGTTTTCATTTAATAACGACACCGCTACCGGCATGTACTTAGTTGGTACAAGTATTTTAGGATTAACTGCAAACGCCACACAAATAGTTGAAATGGACAATAGCAACTTATCCCAACCATTAGTAACCGTTAACGCAAGGCTGACTGCACAACTACTCAGCGGTGGTACATTTTAAATGGCAGCAGATAATATTGCGCAAGACACAACGCAATACACACAAATTTTTTCGTTGGCCATCCCCCCGGGGATTAAGCGAGACGGTACTGTATTCCAAGCAGATGAGTTTACTGACGGTGTTTGGTGTAGATTCCAGCGTGGAGATGCTAAAAAAATTGGTGGTTTTCGTACTTTATTTACAAGCCTTGTTGGTATTTACCGTGGGCTATTTTCACAGCCAAACAATGGTATTAACTATGTTTTTGCGGGTAACTCCAAAGAGCTTGATGTATTTACAACTGGAATAACATACGGTGAAGGTAGTGGTCCATTTGCGGCAAACATGTTGTTGGGCACTACCTACGCCACGGTAATATCTAATACTACAACCACATTTACAGTAAAAGGCGATGTAACAACTTTATACCCGGCCACTACACAAGTTATTTTTGCGCAGTCTACTAGCCCAACAATTTATACAGTGTCAACGTCAGTGTTTGGCGGAACAAACACAGTAGTAACATTTTCACCGTCATTTGGTGGCACAGCAACAAAAGCCTGGGTAGCAAACTCTATATTTACACCAGACCCAAGCACAGGGCCATACCGGCTATTGTGGCAATTTGACGCACAGTTTAGCCCACAAGGTGGCCAGCTACAAGTTATAGCACACCCAGGGTACAACCTGGAAAACATTGATAACGGTGTTCCTAGTCAAGTCCTTGTCGGTAATGTAACTCCCGACGCAAATAACTCTTGGAATTTTACAGGACTATCAGACAGCGAAGGGCAAAACCCCACATATGCACCTATATCTGTTGACGGTGGTGTTTGTGTGTTGTATCCGTTTATCTTTGTATACGGATCACACGGATATATTGCTAACAACAACGTAAGTACTACGTATAACAGTCAGAATTTTTATGATTGGAATGGCGCGTTAGCCAACCAGACAAACGTAGCCAGCTCTAAAATTGTTAAGGGTATGCCAGTGCGGGGCGGTACTAACGCACCGTCTGGTTTATTTTGGGCAACAGATAGTTTGATACGAGTGTCATTTATTGGCTCCGCGCCATTATATTGGCGGTACGATATTGTATCTAGCCAGATCTCTATTATGTCATCCAGCTCAATCGTTGATATGGATGGCGTTTATTGGTGGATGGGTGTTGACCGTTTTTATATGTATAACGGCCAAGTTAGTGTAGTCCCAAACGATAAAAATGTAAACTGGTTGTTTAATAATTTAAACTACTCACAGCGCCAAAAAGTATGGGCCACAAAAGTTCCGCGCTACAATGAAATTTGGTTTTTTTACCCCCGTGGTACTGCAACTGAGTGTACTGACGCCATTATATACAACGTAAAAGATAAATTATGGTATGACGCAGGCTCAGCAGTCGGAGCTCAACGGTCTTGTGGGTACACTACAGAAATTTTTCCAACACCAATATGGGCTGATTGGAACTACCTCCCGGTATTTACAAAGCCATATGTAGTCATAACAAACCCGGCCAGTTTAGCTGCACCGGCGGCCAACCAAATTTATTTAGATGGTGATGTAACACCAACGTTTGCCCCTGGAAGTTACTTAACGTTTACGCCAACTAATAGCTTTAACTCAAGCTACAAAATTACGGCAAGCACACATATATTTAACAGTACTATCGGCACCCCTGGAGTTACTTTAGTTACGTGCAACAGAACATTTTCACCCTCCGCGCCCGCCGGTACTTTGGCGTATATGGTAAACGGTGGTTTTAATATCTGGCAACATGAGTTTGGCCAAAATCAAACCGGTCTTACAGATGAAGTTGCCGTGTACTCCAGTGTAACAACAAGCGACATTAGCTGGCTAACAGGAAGCCCAAGCCAAGACACACGGCAAGGTATTAACCGCCGCATGCACTTGCGCCGTTTTGAGCCAAACTTCTTGCAAACCGGTACCATGTCATTAACAATTTTAGGCCGTAAGTTTGCCGGCGGTATTGTAACTGAAGATTCTGGGCCTTATTATTTTAACCAGGAAACTGGTAAAATTGACTTACGCGTTGAGCACCGCCTAGTTAGGTTAAAATTTGTATCTAATGAAATTGACGGTAACTACGAAATGGGCCGTAATTTGATTACTTGTGAGTTTGGAGATGAAAGACCTTGAGTAATGCTAGCATACAGCAGTTCTTTCCGTTTGTGCCAGATGGGATGGAATGGGAGGACTGGAATGGAAACTTTATTATGTATTATGGTGAAGAAAACATCTCCTATAATATAGAAAAAAATTGGCAAAACACTGCTAAAAATATAGCTCAATCTTCAACGTTTTCTGTGTACCCAATACCGGACCCAGACATATTTGAAAATTGGCAAGACTGGGCCAGGGAAGTTACTTTAATTATAAATGGTCCAAGCCATTGATTTAGGACGTAAAAGCAGGAAAGCGCGTATTAGTGTATATAGAAGCAAACAAACATAAAGGAAATATCATGCACGGACAACAAACCCTCAAGCACCTCAATGACCAGGCAGTATCTGCCTCAGTTTTAGCAAAAGCTAAGCATGAGTTAGACAAATTAAACCCAGCACTTGAGAAAGCATTCCAAGAGTACATGGCCGACAAAGCAAAAAATATCGTTGCTTAAGTGTTGGACTCAAACCAAGAAAAGAGTCTGAGCTAAAGGAAGATTATGGGTTGGGTATCTAATGGCGATTCAAGTAGCTGGGTAGAAGATGAGCCCGTCGCTGGCGAATGGGTTGGCGGCGGTGGTGATGCTCCTGCTCAATTTGTTCCTGATACTGCGCCTGTTGTAACTGGCGGAGGCGGAGATGCGCCGGGGTGGAGTGCGCCAGCACCTGAACCATCTATGGACAACCAAGCGGCTCCATCATGGTTGGCCCCACAAGACTACGCCGCCAATGGATTTACGCCACAGGGAAACTCAGTGGCTGCCGATCAAGCCGCTACTGCGGCAGCAACGGATCTATACGAGGCAATTCTTCACAGGGAGCCAGACGCCGCTGGTTTAGAAGCAAACAAAAATGCAATTTTAGCAGGTTCTAGTATTGCTGATTTAGCTCAGAATATGTTAGACAGCCCAGAAGAGCAAGCGTTTATTAACCGGGCAAAAACAAATTTAACATCTTTAGGTAAAACACCTGAAGAGGTTGACAAGTTAGTCACTGAGTATACAAAAAATATTATTGACACAGCAGGTGCTGTACAAGTTAGCCCAACAGGGTATAACGGCGCAATAAAAGTATTAGACGGTTCCACCATGGTATCCCCTGGATTTTTCCAAAGACCCGATGGAAGTATAATAAATATTAATACTAATACCGGCGATATTATTTCAGCTACGCCACCGTACTCGACATATAACAACTCAGTACAAATTAATACCGGCTATAGAAATAATACCTATAGTAAAGGGACGATGGATGGGCAAACCTCCATTAACATTAATGGCGTTGATATACCGTTAATAACTCCCGAGTATTTAGTTAACCCTAAAGGTCAGCTATTAGTTAATAAAGACAAAGTACCTGTTACCATACAATCAATTGAGCCACCTAAAACAGCTAACGATGGCTTGGGTGGTGTTGGTGACTTCTTAAATGCCAATGGTTTAGCTGTCATGTTAGCTTTAGCCACAGCAGGCGCTGCTTCAGGCGCAGCAGCTGGCACACTATTTGCTGACGCAGCAGGAGCAGGTGGTTTAGGTGGCGCAGGAGCTACGTTAGCCAGCGTAATTGGATCTTCAGTTGGGTTATCTGGCACTATGGCTACCGCAGTTGGTGGGTCAATCTTAGGATCAGCCACATCAACATTACTGGCCGCAGCAAATGGAACTAACTTAGCACAGGCCGCCATTAAGGGAGCCATTGGTGGTGGTGTTGGTGCTGCATCGTTAGGAATAATGAATGGCATACTTCCTGAAGGTACCTTACAGACACTTTCTGAAGCTACTAAGTTATCACCAACTCAAATTTCTAACGTCTTAACTAACGCAATATCAACGGCAGTATCAGCCGCAGCGACTGGTAACTTTAATGGTAACGTATTAAGTTTAATTGGTAACAGCTTAGCATCTTCCACATTAGCTAACTACGCTGGAAATATTGTTGATAGTCTTAATCCTGGTCAGTTAAACAGTGTAGTTCAAGCAGTTAAAGCGGTTACTCAGGTAGGCACGAGCGCCGCATTTAACGGGCAAGATTTTGGTACAGCAGTTGTTAATAACGCCGGACAAATTGTTGGTAATATTATATCGTCCAACCTTTCGTCTGCGTTAAAAGATACAGCTAGTGCAATAAAAGATAAATTAAATACTACTATAAATACGCTTTTAGACGAAAATGGTACCCCTACCAATGATGTCAGTAAGGCAAAAACAATTTCGTTAGGTAACGGTGAGGCAGTACCGTTATATGTATATAAAGCGGCATTTGAGAATGAAGCAAAATCACAGTATCCAACATTAGCAAGCACCGGAACCCTAACAGGAACTAAAAATGTATTAGATGAAATTGGTGACGCTATTATCCCTAGCGCCCAAGCTGCTGAACAGACACCAAGCACCGTTGCACCACAGCAGACAACTCCAGGATATTATAAAGTAGGTCCTGATAATAAGTGGCACGAGTATATTAAAGATCCGAACACCGGAAAAGAAATAGATACTGGTGCTCAATTGGCTGGAACTTACACAGAAGGTCCCTCGGGATCTTCGTATAAAGTACCAATGGGTTCAGAAAGTGGTGTACCAAATCTTTCAATGATTCCTATACCGAAAGAAGCTACTCCTACCAACTTAGGTAGTACAAGTAATGCAAGTAATGCTGGAACCCCTAGTATTAGTGACGAAACCCATGCTGCTGCACAAGATGCTGCGGCAATTGCAGCACTTGAAAACCCGACGGAAAAACCACCAGTAGCTCCTGACCAAAATAATTTTGATTCACTTTGGACTAACTTTTTAACTGGTGCAGCAACACCGTCAAGTACGTACAACACTGCTAATTTAACAACGTACACTGGCGATCCTATAGTACCGGTAACCGTTCCGGGAGCAGGCCCTACACCAAGCACTACAACAGGTCCAAGTACTGAACCTGGAACAAGTACTACACCAGGCATAGGTACTGAACCGGGTACAGGGCCCGGTGGTGCAGGGCCCGGTGGTGCAGGACCCGGTGGTGCAGGACCCGGTGGTGCAGGCCCAAGTAAAGTTACACCGACACCGACGCCACCAGTGCCAACCCCGGGGCCTATAACTTCACCTACTACGAAGCCAACTACAACGCCGGTAACAAAAACACCAACAACAGTAACAAAGATACCCGGAAGTATTACATCAACACCAATAACATCGACAATACCACAGTTTGGTGTGTCAGATATAAAAGATTTAACCCCCGGGCTGGTTAAAGGGACGGCGTTTAAATTTTCTAATGAACCAACATTTTCATCACAGGTGAACCCCGTGGCACAAACACAACCATTTGACTATACAGGACAGATCCTAAACGCAGCTAGCGGCGGATCTACTACGACTACAGACGTAACAGACATTGCTGACCTTATACCTGGTTTAGTTAAAGGCACATCATTTTCTTTAGCACACCAACCTAAGTTTTCGGATGCGTTAAACCCAATTGCTGCCACAAACCCCACTGATTACACACAACAGATTCTTAATGCTGCCCAGGGTGGCCTAATACACATGGCTGAGGGTGGTGAATTACCAGAGTACCCAGCAGCACCAAGCCCAACGTTGCGGCCTCAACTATGGCATGGGCACCCTTTTGGTGCTTTAGGACGTTTCCGTGGCGCACAGCTTGCCGGTTACCAGACAAAACAATACGCCGAAGGTGGTGACGTACAAGAACATCACCCAGAGTTTTTTAGTGAGGGCGGCCTTGAGTCAATGGAAAATAGGTTTGTTCGTGGCGATGGCGACGGCACAAGTGATTCAGTTCCAGCAATGCTGGCCAACGGTGAGTTTGTTATCCCAGCCGACGTAGTATCAAAGCTAGGGAACGGAAGTAACGATAGCGGCGCAGAAATATTAGATGAGTTTTTAGCGGTTATCAGAGAGCACAACCAAAAACATAACCCAAGGGAGTTGCCACCAGACAGCCGCGGCCCCCTTGCATATTTATCAGAAGCTAAACGTAAGGTAGGCTAATCATGGCAGGTTTAAATAATTTTTTATCGGACACACAACAGACGCAGACAACTCTGCCAAGTTGGTATGATACCGCGCAACAAAACGTAGTTAGTGGCGGCCAGGCCGCGCTTGGTGCTGCCCCCTCATTAGAACAAACAACCGCACAGGGAGCTATTAATACACTACAGGGTGGCCAAAACCCTTTTACACAAGCACAGGGCACATTAAACCAAATTGCAACCGGTGCTGCAAACCCTTGGATTACCGACGCTTCTGGTAACGTCACACCAAATACAAATACTGCCATGGGTGGTTTGTTTAAAGCGCAAAGCGAACAGCTTAACCAATTACTACCAAGCCAATACGAGGCGCCGGTACAAGCTGGGGCTATTGGTTCAGGCCAGTTTGGTAGTTTGCGTGGCCAGACTGCAGTAGACAAAGCACGCGCTGATGCGTTTGCTAACTTAAACGCACAACAATTACAAGCAGCGTTAACAAACCAACAAACTGGAACAACAGCTGCCGCACAAATGGGCAACGTTGGCCAGCAAGGTATTAATGCCGCAATGAACGTTGGTGCTGCTCAACAAAACGCACCATTCCAAAACATTGGTAATTACGCTAGTTTGTTAGGTACAGTAAACGCACCCACAACCGTAACAAGCCAAAAGCAACTAAGTGGTTTAGGACAAATAAACGCGATTGGCAATCTGGCTACTGGTGTATTAAGTGGTTTAGGACTTACAGCCGGTGGATTATTGTTTGGATCTCCTGCAACAGCAACTTCACCAGCAACTGCTGGCCCATTAGGTTATGGCGGCAAACCAGGTGCATCAGCTCCTACAAGCGGTGGTGGCAGTGGTGGCAATAGTTCTAACACAAGTAATAGCGTCGGTGGCGGCGGTATAACAGATGGTAGTGGTGCATCGGGCGGCACATCAGGAATAGGCGATCAAGGCGCACAAAATCCGTATAATCCTGATGGCACACCAAACCCTAACTACGACGTATACGCAGATCCTAACGCAACGCAGGATATGATTGACGCACAAAATGCAGCTAACCAAAACTCAGCGGCCCCTACGTATGACTCAAACGGAAATATTATAGATAATCAGTATAATCCGATACCAACTACTATTGATCCTAATACGTATAACCCAGTTGATTATGGTGGTTTAGATACATCTGGTTTAGATTACATAGGTTAAAGGCAAATTATGGCAGGCTTAGACAGTATTAAACATTTTGACGAAGGTGGCACTACGGGTGAGGCTGGCACTATAACGGCCACTGCGCCTCAGACAAAGGGCGCATTAAATATCTCTGGCAAAATTGCCATGGACCCAACCCAAACAGATGCCATTCTTGCTCAAATGCAAAAACTTATTAGCGAACGTGAAGATCCATTAAATAAAATAATGGGTGGTGTTAACCGTGCCTACGCATCAACGTACGGTCCACAGGCGCTTCTTGCTACCCAAAGACAGCAAGACCTGCAAGAAAAAGATACTATGGATTATCGCCAGCAAATGGCAGCGTACCGTGCTGCTCAGGCGCAAGCCGCTGGTGAAGCGTCTAGGTACAATCAAGTAAATCAAGCTGGCGCTGCTGGCGCTGCTGGTGCTGCCGGCACTGCTGGTGGGACTTATTTTCCACCGGGTATCCAGCGACAGATTGATATGGCTGGAACAATACCAGAGAAAAAAGCAATTGAAGCTAAATGGTTAAACACACTCGAAACTGAAAAACTTAAACATGATCAAAACGTTGAGCTTGATAAGTTAGTACCATACGTAATTGGTGGTAGAGAAGAACAAATTACATTGCGCGACGCCATAGAGTTTGCTAAGAAAAATCCTAGCTTGCCACGAAACAAAGCCATACTTGAGCAAGCGGATGCAATTGGTGTTGCACCTAAAGCTATTGCGCCTACTACCCCCGCGTCTACTGCCCAAATGAAGGCAGAGATGAAAGCTACCGTAGTCCCATTGGAAGGGTTACCAACACCGTTCTACGCACAAGAGAGTGGCTCAGGAAAAGCTGACACTGCCAAACCCGGTATACAAGGCGCGCAAGGTCCGATGCAAGTCACACAAGACACGCTGGACACGTACAAGCGCAAGGGCATTGTACCTAAAGAATATGAGCTTAGTGACCCAGGTCAAGCATACGCAGCTGGTGTTTTAATTATTAACGATCTACATAAAAAGCATGCTGGAGATATTAACAAGGTAGCCGCTGAGTATCACGGCGGCCCTGGAGCTATTAACGCTGATGGTAGTATTAACGTTGGCCGTAAAGATGCTTTAGGCACATCTGTAGGTGATTACGTGAATCAAATTCGTAAGCGTATGAACTTACCCCCAGTTGAGCTATCAACTACCCCAGCCACTGTAGCACCGGCAGTTACAGCAACACCCGCAGCTCCTACTGCGGCAGCTCCTATAACTGCAGAAGCAAAACCTGCAGTTTCTACAGCAGCGGCACCGGTAGCTACTGCGGAAACTGCTAAAACCCCTCCTGCGGCCGCGGCTTCTGTTATAGTGCCTGCTGCGGCAGGTGCAGCACCTAAAAAAGAGCCAACGCTGGCAGAAGTTAGGGCAGAGCAAAAAATAAAAGAAGAAGCTGGTATTGCAGAGCAAAAGAAAACTGCCGAAGACATTGCGCTACAACGCGCCGGTGTAGTTGAAGCTGGTAAAACAGCCCCCGAACGTAAGGCATCAATTAACTACTTAAATGGCTTAATTGAAGATCCAAAAACTGCCAGAGCTTTCGGTGTAATTATGAAGCCAGGCGTTCTTAACGCAGTGTTAACTATTGCAGAGCAAGGTGCCAACGTAGGTAACTTTGGCGCGGTGGGTATTGCAGGTATTAATGATGCAGTACGTAAGGCAATGCCAAACGCCTCACAGCCCGAAATAGACGCCGCACAAAAAGCAACCCGCGAGTTTGCTTTGATGCAATTAGCTGCCGCTAAAGTTTACCTCAAAGGACAAGGCGCCGTATCTGACGCCGAGCGTGGTTTAATTCGTGAGCTGGCCGGTAGTGTTAAAAACTCACCCGCCGCGTTACGTGACTTCTTAAAATGGAGCCAGATGCGCGCCGACTTTGATGAAAAGGTTGGTTCTGCGTATACAACATTTAACCAAAACAATCGTAACGTATCGTTTGAGCGTTTCTTAGAAACACCAGAGTACAATAAGGCTAAAAAAGAATACGAAACTAATCTTAATGCGTTTAGCTCTGCCGGTGTTAGAGAATCAACTAAAACACCACACCCAGGCGTGTCACTCTTAGATAAATATCCTCCAAAGGTAAAATAATGAGCGTTGAATTAGAACGTACACTAGACGCGTTACAGCAAGCGCATGCGGCTGGAAATACAGAAGACGCCGCACAGCTGGCTGACTACGCTCGCCAGTTACAAGCAGAAGACGCTAAAGTACAAGAGCAAAACAAAGCACTCCAGTCATCGCTAGAAGAAGAGACACAACTACGTAATCCCATAGCCGCCGCTGGTGTTGGCGCTGTAGGTGGTGAGCTTGCTGGTAGGGCTCTTAACGTGGGTATGGCTAAGCCACCATCGGTGACTGTCCAAGGCGCAGGCCCATACTTTTCTCCAGGTCAAAAATATGCCGCAAAAACTGGCTATGGCGCCGGCCACGGAGAACAAGTCCGAGAAGTAGTAGAAGAATTTAAAAAACGTGAGGGGGCTCTAGGCAAAGGTAAAGTAACAAGTAAATTGTCCGGTGTCCCAATGCACGGCCAAGCCGCACTAGATTACGCCGCAGAAAAAGAAGCTGAGGCGTTACGTTACAAGGCACTAAGAGAGGCAGAAAGAAAAGCGCTAGAGCGTTCAACATCTGTCCCAGGGAAAATTGGTGCTGCGATGTCTAAGGCAACGCCAATGTCGTTGCGTTTACTTGGTGGCGCGGGGTCCGGTTTACAGTTATCCGATGCGTATAACCGTTTTAAAGCCGGTGACTACCCTGGCGCCGCAATTGGTGCCGTAGGTGGGCTTGGGTCCGCGGCGGCATTAATACCCCACCCAGTTACGCGCATTGGTGGCGCAATCATTGGTGGTGGCGCTGAGGCATTAAACCTATACCGTGACTACCAAAAAGAAAACGAACCCCCACAGATGGCTGGTGGTGGTTTGGTGTATTTGGCCGGCGGTGGGTCCCCAGAAAACTATGAAATGGGCACCGCTAAAGCGTATGAGCCAAGCTACAGTGAAAAAATCCGTGACTTTGCCGCGCAACACATCGGAAGAGATCAGGCAAACAGATTATTTGGTGGCGCTAACGCTAGGGCAGAAGATAATTTTAACCCCATAGCAATGGCCTTACAAACCCCCGGGGCAATCGCAGACGCGGCAAAAGGTTTTGTTGAGGCAGGTAAAGAAGGGGACTACCTTGGCGGTATGGGCAACTATTTAATGGGCACAATGAATGTGGCCCCAATGCTAAAACCCGCCGGAAAAATTGGTAAAGCAATTATCCCAAAAGCCGGTGAAATGTTGGAAGATATAATGGCAAAGCAAGGGCTAATTAACTACGCCGCGCCTAAAGCTAAAATGTCTCCGGGGTTAAGTTTTGGTGAGACATTTTCAAAACCAATAGAAGCACCCATGCTACGCCCGTCAGGCTCCGGGTCATTATTACCACAAGTTGAAAATCCTTACATTGCTGAGTACCAAGACGTACTGCCGCAAGTGAGGCTAAAAAAACCAAACCCAGACAGCCGGATGGAAAAGCTGGCGTCTGACCCGCGCGCGCACCAAGCGATACAAGACGCCATACGGTCAGGCATAGACATTGACCCAAAGCTGGCCGATTGGTATGGCACTAATAGATTATTGCAAGGCATGCTTAACGAAGGGACATCGTTTAAAGATTTTGAGCAAACCATGAAGCACATGGCCTCTTCCTCTCAGCGTAACCCGGTACCACAGCAAAACAAAATGGGCTCCTATTTGGCGTACATGGACAAAACCGGACAGTTAGCTGAGCCGGGGACAAAAATGGTATTGCCTAAAGGGTACGGCTCTTTGGCCCAAGGAGATATTGTTAACCGGTCACAGCGTATCGCCGCCGGTGAGTACCCGTTTGACGACGCAATTAAACTAGGTAAGTTTTATAAATCATATATGGGGTACCACCCCAATAACGCCGTAGTCGATGTAATTGGTACCCGCGTGCCCACTATGGCCTCACAAAACCCGGACTGGTTAGTTAACCGGCTAAGCATTGGCAATAAAGCTAAAGGCACCGAACAAATTATACGGCCAAGGGAAATGTTTAACCGCGGCGAGCTAAGCATGCAAGAAGCGCTTAAACGCCCTGGTTTTTGGGAAGCCGCACCATCATTAACCGGTGAATACGCCGGCATTGAAGACATGTGGAAAGCGGGATCAAAACAAGCCGGACAACCCCACGCTGGGTCGGGGCAAGCTCTTGGGTGGTATGGCTCGGCTGGCTTAGAAGATAGCGCCGGGCTAAAAAGCAAGCCAATGACGTGGGTAGAAAGTTTAGAAAAAAATGCAAGGGACCGCGCGGCCATTACTGGCGAGCACCCGCTTGATGTTATGAAAAATTTTTTACGGCTTAAAGGTCACCTTAAAAAAGGTGGGAAAGTTAAGTAATGCCATCATTAGCTAAAATGAAAGCACTGCTGGACGAGGCACAAGCCGCCTATAAAGCTAAGTTTACTCCTGGTTTTTATCATGCTACACCAGCAAATAATATACAAGTATTTGACCCGGCGTCGGCCCGAAAAGGAGAAATGTTAACAACTCCCGGCGTTTCTTTCTTTTCGCCAAACCCTAAGTTTGCTAACGATAATTTTTTACCTGTCGGTAATAAAGGGTTTAAAGAAGGCGCAACAATGTACCCAGTAAGTATTAACATGGGAAAACATTTTGACCCTACATCTCCTGAAGCAAAAAAAGAAATACAAGAATACGCAAGACAACGAGTTGCCGAAGAGATGACTCCAGAAAAAATTAAAAATTTAGACAGTATTGCCCCAGGATATTCAGATGTTGTTGCCAAAGAATTATACGGCACCTATACAAGAGGCATTAATACTGGCGCTTGGGATTTAGTAGAGTCACCTGCTTTTTTAGAACATTTACGTAACCAAAAATATGATACATTTGCGGTTAACGAATTAGGTCAAAAAGGTAACGTTGGAGTATTTGAGCCCCATAACATCCGCGGTAAGTTTGCTGAGTATAATCCAGACGAGGCAATGAACCCAGACTTTATGAAAGCCGGTGGGGGATCTATTAATTCTGCAATAAAACTAGCTAAAGAATACGCGCCTAATTTTAATCTGGCGGCTATCCGTAACATGCCGGTATCTTCCGCACAAAAACAATTACCGGTTGCAAACGCATTTAAAGCACTCTCGGCTGAACATGTTGACCCTAAATTAAAACAACAAATTTTTGAGCAATACAGAAAAACAAACCCCGAGCTAGTTAAAAAATCTGGTGCCACAAACTACGACGAGCTAACTCAGGCGGCGTATGAAAAAATGGCTGGTGAGACAAAAGACCAGTTTGGTGCATTGACAGGATCTGGTGTAAAACTATTGTTTGACCCTACCGGAGAAAAAGGGTACAAGAGCTCTGCCGAGATGTTAAATGACGCGCTAAACAACAAGCAGCTTACTGTTTTTGGTGGCGGCGAAATACACCCGGGGCTAAGCACAGTTGACCCTAAAACTGGGCTATCCGCAAACCAACAGTTTAGGGCTGTCCATGATTATTTTGGGCACGGCACAACGGGGTCGTCGTTTGGGCCTAAAGGTGAAGAGTTAGCATACGGAGCACACTCACAAATGTATTCACCATTAGCTAAATTAGCGGCTGCCGCAGAAACTCGTGGCCAAAATTCATTTGTAACACACTCTGGAATAAATGAAGATTTAATTAACCAAATGGGGCAGCTTAAACAACAACGCGACGCAATTACAAAAGCTGGCGGAGACCCCACTGAAATTAATAACCAGCTATTAAAACTTGGACAGCAATGGCAGTATGCGCCACAAAAACCACTTATACTGCCACCAGAACAATTAGACATTAACTACCAAGGCGCTGTTGATCACTTAGCGGGTGGTGGTATACCAGAAAAAATTGTTAAGGCGTACAAGTTATTTAAGACAAACCCAAAAGCACCTGACGAGCTGTTTCCGCTGTTTATTAATTCAAATGAGTCTGTACCTATCGGCAAATGGGTTGACGCCTCTACGGGCCCATTAACGGCCGCTGGTAAGGTAAAATCAAACATTGGTAACCTAGCTTACCGGCCAGGTTGGCACGCCGGTGATCTTCCTGTAGCTACGCACATTGGTGGAAAATCTGCCCCTGATTTAACTGCCCCAGACTACCGGCCGAGCAACCAGGTGTGGGCCGAAGTTGAAATGCCAAACGATGTTGACTGGCAAAAAGTTGCCGCAGAGCGCGCCCAGCGCAACAAAGCCGGTGACATTATTCCTCGCACGGCGCACATCACTGACCAGTTGCCAGAGGGTGGGCACTACCGGTACAAGACAAACCCCAACATGACGGGCGACTGGCTAATTGGTGGGTCAATGAAAGTTAACAAGGTCTTGACCGATGAAGAAGTCCGGGCCATCAACGAAGCGGCTGGTGTTGCCGATCTTCCACGGTTCACTAAGTTTGACGAAAAGGCTGCCGGCGGTGAGGTTGTTAAAAAAGCGCTCCAGTACGCTAAGTCAGTCCCATTCGTTCACTTCTCACACTCACCAACAATATCGCAGCTTGAGCCGTCTATGTACGGCACCGGTATTAAAGGCGCCGAAGGTGTACGGCTAGAAAATGCGCCGGACATTAAACCTCGTTCGTATTTTTATACGGCGCGAGATGATGTTAGGCCAGAGACTGGTTTGGGCCCGCATAAGTACTCAGGCGTGTCTGAGTCCAGCTACCCATTACACCAGGACCCCGCTGGCTACTATAAGATGGCCAAAGAGCTCGCCAAAGACCCGTACTTTGCCAAGCAAGGCGTACAGATCATTGACCAGCCAACCCTACTCAATGAAGTAGAGCGCGCAATTAAAAACGCCGGGTACTCTGGTTATCATTCAGACGATGCCGGCATTGTGTTTCACCCAACTCCCGTAACAAAAGCAGAGTAGTTATTTCCTGTAGCGTTTTCCGTGCCATCCCTCCGCGGCAAGAGGAAAATCGGGCGCCCACTCTGGGGGCGTTGTTATAAGCCTAATAGCATCTTCTAGCACCGCTTTCGCGTTTTCCTCTTCTGTTATTAAAAGGATTTCATCATGCACCAAGTTGACCATCTCATAACCGGCTTTATCAAACTCCGAAGCAGCCACGGCAAGAAAGTCCCTGGCAGTACCTTGGACGGCGGACTGAAAAATACTACTACCAATCAAGGTGTTCCTGCCCCACTGCCGGGTAAAAGTATTTTGGCTGTGGATAGTAATGCCCATCTTTTGACTGCCCCATGGTGTGGTGAGCAACTCAGCCTGTGGCCTCTGCCAGCAGATCAAGCGCCCACTAGGTAACTGCAACCACAGCGCGCCCCTGGCAACTTTTAGCTTTAGCTTAGACCCGGCTGAAAAGCCAACGCCGGGACTATTTACCGCGCTAATTGCTGCCTCCTCACAAGCGTACCACAAAGACTTTACTTTGGAGTACGACGACCGGTAGTTATCAACGGCGACTTGCGCTTGCGCCTCACTCATCATCACCCCCATCCCTTGAGCATACTTAACTAACCCCTTAGCACCTTGGCCAAATAACGCGCCAAGGACCGCAGACTTGCTAACCTGGCGTTGTTCCTTCGTGACCTCATCGTATGGTACTCTGTAAAGACTTTCCGAAGCAAAAACTTTGTATTCATCTAATCCCCTCTTAAACATTTCAATTTTATCTTTTTGCCCCGCCAAGTAGACGCCAACTCGGTTTTCAATTCCACTAAGATCCACGTCAACGAAGGTTTTGCCTGCAGGGCTTCGTATAGCGCTACGGACGAGGGACGATAGTTCTTGCATCGTACCAGTTCCATCACCAAATACTCTTGGTATCGCGTGTTCAATTTCTTCATCCGATAGTGTGGGGCGAGCAATATTTTGAAGATTGAGCCCACCACGGCTCGCCCAGCGGCCAGTACTAGCGCCATGATATACCAGGGTATTCCTAATCTTTCCATCTCTTTGTATCTCCATCATCTTAGTATATTTAGCTACGCTTGTTTGATTACCTTCTTTCCGTAATTCCAAGGCTCGTTTAACATCTGGATTTACAAAATTGTGAGTTAAATTGTGGGAAACCGTTTTTTCAGTTAAATCTTCCAATTTTGCGTACTGAGGAAGTTTGCTGTTAATCCAATTTAGTAATTTAGTCCGTTCTGAGGGTTTACAGCCTGTTAGGGCGAGGCATTCGTTGTCCAAAGCTGTTTGAGCGTTAATAACTGCCGTAACGGCGTTCTGCAGCTCTACAGGATCGACCGGTACGCCTTTTAAATTGATCCGTTGGGTAAGGGTCCAGACATCCTGTTCGGAGGCTGTAAGGGGCCTTAAAACGCTTCCTATGGCCATCTCTGTACGTACGTCTTGCTTACAGTATTCAAACATCTCGGCCATCAGCGCCGGGTCGTTATTAAAGACGCCTTTGTGGGGTTTACATAGCTTTTGGATTAGGTACCGGCCGCGGGTGTCTTTTTGCTGGCTCGCGTCCATAAACAAGGCGGCATCACCAAGGGCCTGCGGGATGTTATTAGCCGCCGCTATGGCCATGGTGTCAATGCACTGCTCTAGCTTGAGTTCTGGCCAGCCGTACTTAGGCACGCAGACACAGTTCCAAATGGCATACTCAAACATGGCATTCCATGCCTGGATTTTGCCGTCGTTGCGGATGTGATGCAACAGCTTATCTAACGGTTTTAC